TTCATTTTTTGGCCTGTAGTAAACAACGTGTGCGCCACACTCGGCGCAGGTCAGGTTTGAGGACATGTCAAAATGATCGTCTTCTTCAGACAGGTCGTGGTCGCCTCCCCAGATAAGTTCTCCCCCGCACCACCAGCATATAGCTCGGTTCATTACAGTTTCTCCGTGGGTTGAAGTTTACTCCATTGTGAGCAAGGCTCCGTGGCCCGTGACCCGTGTAACGTACAACGCCACTTGCGTTTGCCTGTCGGCTTACTGTGGCGACAAGTTATACACTCAACGGCAATCGGTGGTGGTTGGATACCGTTGGGCCAGCAGTGTGGTCTGTAGTTACAATACCGGCATTCAAAGCAGTCAGGGGTATCTGCAATGCGGGCGGCGGACGAGCCACGGACCACGGATATGGATTTACGCAGAAGGTCTTTGTAACGCGGCGCGTTAAACGCCACGTGTTCTGTGTGATACGCGGATGTGTTTTTGTTGTAGGCAACCATCCACGCAGAAGAAAAACCGGAGAGCCCCATAAGCAGTTGCATCTGATCGTAGTAGATGGGGTGGCTCCGGGCGATTCCTTGATTTTTAAAGCTGTTCCATTTCTTATCGTTCATGGATTTAATTTCAAGGATTTTAGGGCTTTCTTTTGCCCCGGTGTAAATAACGCCGTCAGCGTGGCCTCGCACATGACCGCCAAGGGCGGTGTAGGTCCACTGTTTGCCGGTCTTTGGATTTACTTCAGAAACAGCCACCCCGGCGGACTTTAGGTCTTCGACAACAACATCCTCCAAATGGTGGCCAAGGTTAAAGATGCGTATGACGGCGGGCGGGGGGTTGCTCTGGGGATAACCCCGAAGGCTATATTGCAAGAAGGCGTGACATGGGTTGCCCACGTTACTTGCTCCAATGTAGCAACGCCTTTCGTTTTTGTATGCCTTGGCTGTGCCGAGGTCAATTGCATTTATCAGATCCATGTCTGATACCATAACATATATAAAGGATAGTGGCAAAAAAAGCCCCGCATTGCGCGGGGCTCGGGTTTAATGTTGTTCACTTTGGGAGAAAACTACAAACCCTAATTACTTTTAGGAGTAATCGCATGGTCCCATCAAACCACGCACTATTCATAATACCCGACAGGTTTCACCACTTCAAGAACTTCTATCGTTGCTTCATCTGCCGGTACAACCGAAAGATCGCTTTGTAAAGCAACCGGTTTGTTTAACCGGTCGGCAGTCTGGTGCGCGGCTTGCATGGCGATCTTCACGTCTTCCGACGCTAATCCAAACCACCATTTGCCAGTTCTTTGATCAAACGATCCAGAAACCATCGGGCTTTCCTTAAATCCTCTATCGGAGCGTTTTTATGCTCGTACCGCCAAAGGTATTTCATTGAAGACGCTTTGAGGTACGCCTGAAACCCCTCCGAGGTCAAGCTGGCTTTAATCGCGTCAATGCACTCAATCCCACCTTGGTTATAGTGGGCAGGACAATTAACGTTATCTGACTTCTCGGGCATCTTTTTCTCTATCCGCTTCTATTTTGGATTTGAGGAATTCATGCCATACGTGCAGTTTGTCAAAATCAGCGCGGTCAACGTTGCCCTTTTCATAGCTGTCTTCCAGCTTTTTCAAAGCTTTGCTGAATTCGTTCTGCATTGTTGTAAATTGACTCATATTGAAAAGCTTTTTGACGTAAGGTCTACGCCGTTCTCCTTCTTAAATGAATCCACTTGTTCGGCAATATACTCCTGATCTCGGTTGGAAAGATTTTCTTGTTTCCAGCCTTCATGTATATACCGAAGTTGTCCACTAATTGTACGCCCTTCTACCCGCGCAATCACCACCAACTCCTCATAAACATCGCGAGGAAGTAGCACAGATTTCCATTTGGTCGTGTCCATTACACGTCTCCTACGTTAGGTATGGGAAAGTATACGCAGGGTCGTAGCATCAATCAACCTTCGGAAAAACCACGGAATGTCGATCTTCATATAGCTCGGTCATGTCCGCGATGACATCTTGAATTACGTCAAGTTCACAAACATCTTCTAAAAGACAATACCAACGCTCATTCAGCACAACAAAGCCTTCCCCGTTATGCAGGTCGTAATAAATGTGGCCCACCTTGGCCGCAGTCTTTACCGCGTCACTCATGATTGTTCCTCACATTCGCCCCAGCTAGGGCCAATCTCAACATCACACTTGTTTGGAACCTGTAGCGGTACAGCCTGTTCCATAATCTCAGCCAACTCTTTAGCTTGCTCAGGCCCGGTAACCGAAAAAGCCAGTTCATCGTGAACTTGGAGCATGGGAGTGAAACCGGCCTCACACACGTTGACCATTGCTTGCTTAGTCATGTCTGCCGCAGAGGCTTGAATCAACCGGTTCAGGGCCTTGTAAGTGTACGCCCGCCGAAGTCTGGTCGTTGGTCCGTGGGTCGCGAGTGCTTCATCGCGGGGCATGGCTTTGTGCATTTCAAACGTGTCGGGTTCCCAAAGATCGAACCGGCATTTACGGCCCCGAAGAGATCGTAAGCTGCCCGAGGATCGTGGGTCTTCTAGCTTACGCTGTACGCCCTTCATTAGTCCCCGGACAAAAGGAACGCGCTTGTGGTATTGCTGGGTCAGGGCTTTGGCTTCATCTACGCTAAGGTCCAGTTGCTCAGATAGTTTGTTGACGCCCATGCCATACATCATGCCGAGGTTGATGACCTTGGCTTGTTTGCGTGGAATCCCTGCCATCTCGCTAACCATGCTATGGAAGTCCATGTTGGGATCGTTACGATAGCCGTCAACAAAACTTTCTACGCCTTCCATGGGCATGTTTTTGTAGTCTCCGTAGTTCTTGGCAAAGTGGACCAAGATCCGTGGTTCCTGCTGAGAGAAGTCTATAGCCGCCCACTGCTGCCCTTCTTCCGGTAAGAATAGCGAGCGTATCATAGGCCCCAGCACAGGGTCGCGGGCCGGGATCTGTTGTAGGTTGGGGGAGTTCATGGAGATACGGCCAGACACGGTGCCGCCGTCATCGGAGCGCAACTGGTTAATGTGGCTGTGGATGCGCCCGTTGTGGACATACTTCAATATGCCGTCGATAAAAGAGCCGCTGGTCTTGTTGAGGTTTCGTGCCTCCACGATCAGCTTTGGTAGCTCATGCGAATGTTCCGTCAAGAAGCTTTTGGTGAAGCTGGGCGCACCTTTCTCGGTTTGTGGGTAACCCAGCCCTAAACCATCAAACGCTTTAGCTATGGACTGCGCGGCCCATATCTCTACGTTTTGCCCGGTCATACTCTTTATCTGCTTGAGAACTTCTTTTTCTCGCTTGAGGATGATCTGCTTTGTTTTTTCAGCCCGATCCAAGTCTACGCGGATACCCCGCATCGTCATGTCTACCAGATTAGGTAACAAGGCAATTTCTAACCGCCAAACGTCCCACAATTCCTCACGGTTCAACAACGTCTTAAAGTGTCCCCAAAGCTCCAGCGTAATCTCTGCGTCAGTCTCAGCATATGGCCCGACATACATGGCGGGCAACTTCCACATTTCGCCTTTCGGGTCTACGCCAAATTCTTTTGCGGCCTCAACCAAGGTCTTTTCGGATTTTGTTTTGCCCAGATGGTCGTAACAGAGCGCGTTGAGGCTGTAACTAAACCGATTTTCATCGATTAAGCTGGCCGTAATCATGGTGTCAATCACCCGGCCTTTTACCTCAAACCCCATGGCGCGTATCCAGCCAAGGTCGTATTGAGCGTTGTGCATGATCTTATCAGCAGGGCATTCAAAGACTTTTTTGAGCCATTTGCTCACAATGCGCTTGTCAAGATTACCCCCGCCAGCATGGCCAACGGGGATATAGCATTTCCAACCCGGCACTGCGATGGCGTAGCCCACCACTTCGCCGTCACCCGTAGGCCAACCCGGTCCTTTTTCTTTCAAATGAGGGTCGCGAGTCTCTACGTCGATGGCGATTTCTTCACAGTCAAAAATGTCTGGAAGCTCCATTGGGGGAACCCAATCGCTTTTTGGCGGGAACATGGCCATTTGCAGTTTGCCGGTCGTCATTAGGCTACCTTACGTTCGCGCAAAATTGCTTTATGAAAGTAATTACAGGCTTGGCACCACCATCCTACTCGGATGTTTTGTTCGGCATGAATAATTTCCTGCGCCTGTTTATCGCAGTTTGGACAAGGTATTTGACTCATTTCTGTTTCCTCTTTCATAAAGCGTAAGCCCTTAAATAGTCTTCTGGTTCTAGGATATAGAGGTTTTGAAGCGTCCGCGTTACCCCCACGTAAAACACGCGGTGAAGATCATCCCCATGTGCGTCCATTGCTGCCGCCGTCAAATCTGGAAGAATTACAACGTTTTCGGCTTCACCACCCTTTGTGCCGTGGATCGTGGACAATCTGATGCGGGGCTTGGCGTTAAACTTCTCGCCTCGCCGGAGAAGGGCCGTAATGTACGCCCGATCCCCATCGGGTATTTTATCCATAGCCTCGTGCCAGATCATCTCATCCGTTGCCAATAGACCAAAATGTTCTTGTAAATCGCCCAATTCAAACATTTCGTTATCGTCTGCGTTGATGGTTTTGTGTCCGCGTTTTATGCGAACACCGTTCCCAGACATATAAGAATAGATCGCCTGCGCGGTGCCCGTGGTTACTGCCCGTCCTTTACGTAAACTTTCCCAGCCGTTAATCGCGAGAGACATCTTTTGAGGAATTGAACGACCGCCGTTTTGACGCTCAAACAAATACCCGCCGTTCTTTAATTCCTGCTCTATTGGATAAAGCATGTACCGAGCTTGCGCCATAACAAGCCAT